GTCTACGAGTAGTATCATCAAAATGAATATTAAATGTAGTCGTGATGCCTGGTGTTACTGATAAAGATACACGATCATTTGCAATTAAATTATGTGACTCTTTACAAACAACTGTTCCAACAACTTTTTCTGCAAAACCAGTGATTTCAGTATGTGTTGGTGTTAAACTATGTGATTTACCAGTTCCATGACCTTTAAAGAATAATTGATAAGCTGTTGAACCTATACCAGTTATTGAACCAGTAGATCCAATACCTAATGGATTTGTTGATATACCAAGTAAATCTCTACCAAGATTAATTGCAAATACTGGAGAGTTGTTTGTTAAACTGAATGTTTGACCTATACCATTTGATACTAAAAGTGAAGTTCCATCATCATTAGAATATATGAGTTTTTGTCCAGTTACGAAACCGTGATCTTGTAAAAATATGTTCTGAGTTGGTACAAATCTATCAGTTGAACCGCCACCAATAACTTGATAAGAATATGAAATTGTGGAGCCAATACCAACTCCAGCTGATTCTCCTAAAGAAACACTTTCGATAGGATTAAAGTAATATGGAACATTAACTCTAGTTTGTATATCAGTATTAATACCTAAATTAAATGTGATATTACGATTTAAAGATGTAATTAAAGATGTACTTGTATGAGCAGTTCCTAAAACACCATCAAATTCTCTTTTGACCCTTACCTTATCATTTACATCATCAACATTAAGAACTAAGAATCTCTCTGTATTAATACCTAAAACATCATTTGGTATAATTGAATTTCGAGATAGATCACCAGTTACAGACAGATTTGTGATCATACCAGTTGATCCAGTTGTTCCGATGCCTGTATTCAGTTTTAAGGTTGATGTAGTGAATCCAATCTGATGTCTACCATCTAATCTTCTTAAAGAATCTGTGGAAAGTCCAGAAATGGTAACAAGATCACCAACAACTAAATCATGTGGTTGAGTTGATAAACCAGTTACTTGTCCATTTTGTTTATTATATGTAAATACTATATTTTCAATTTTAACTACAGTTGATGCTATAGATACAATTTCTTTACCTTCAACTCTTGATATTTCACCAGAAAATCCATTTCCTTTATCTAAATTTTTAATATTAAGTTTATCTTTAACTTGGTATCCAGATCCAGTGCTTAATAATTCATATTGATTAATTCGACCAGCAGAAGCATAATTAACTTCTATTTCCTGATCTACTTTCTTACGACTATCATGAATTCCCTCATAATCTACCCCAGAACCCTCAAGTTTATATGGATTTGTATTTCTTTTTAATCCTAAAGTGTTTAAATCTAAATCTTGGTTATTTGTTTCTACAAAGTTAAACTCATCAGGTTTTGCTGCATAATTTTGACCAATCAAGTATGGGAAAACTGGAGCACGGAAATTTTTAAACGTACCACTTGTTTCATTTTCACTTGGGTTAATGGTTGCAAAATAAGCAAAAGTTCCTTTTGGATAATCTGGAGTAACACAATATCTTCCATTATTTTCATCCAAATCTCCATTTCCAAGATATTCATAATCTTCAATAAAAAATCCAAGTGGGAATGTTGATATTGGAGGGCCATTCTCTCTTGTAGTTTTAAGAGAGTATCCAGATCTCATAAGTCTTACAATACCACCATCTTTACGATCATATCCATAAGGGCCATATATTGGATTACCATCATATGCCCAACCAATAATAGGTGAGTGGTTAAGAGAGACTTGTTCCGCATTGTTTAGAATGTTTAAGTCATTTGATGTATAATCAATTGTACCATCACTATTTTTTGATTTTAATATTTTTCTAAGACCTCTTGGTGCATAAAATGTTGAGAATTTAATTCCTTCATCATTATCACCTCTGGTTAGGAATCCATCATCACCATAGAATATATCCTCATATCTTTTAACATTATTAACTGCCCAAGATTTAATTTTAGGTAAAAATACAGCGCCAGTGCCAGGAATAACCTCTTGAACACCAACACTCGCAGTTGAATATCCAACACCACCATTATCAACAGTGACTGAATCAACTCTTCCATTACTAATTGAAGAAATAATTTTTGCACCAACTCCATCACCCAAAATTGTCAAATCAGGACTAGAAGTATATTCTGCACCAGATCGAGTTATAATCACTGATTGTATTTTACCATTTACAACAATCGCTTTATATTCAGAGGATGAACCAGATGAAACACGAGCTTGGGGTGGAATACTAAAGTTAAATGTAGAGTCATTTCCATATCCGAGGCCAGGATTTTCTACATTAATTGATGTAATTGAACCTCTTACAATTGGATTGACTCTTGCATGATAGTTTTCTGGCTCAGCTGTGTTTATTCCAATAGTGCCTTTAACTTTAACTGTAATTGGTGGATAGTTAAATATATGTTCTCCAGAACCAACAGATGTCATTCCAACAAATTGTTTTGACAAATAGTTTGCATTAGACAAAGTTGATCCAATACCAGCAGCTGCAAGTCTAAATCTATCATCACTTATTTTTAGAACATAATAATCCTGATCGGTGTCTAAACCACCTATTGTTATACCTATCCCTGAGTGTGAATAACGAATAAGTTCTCCATCCTCAAATCCATGATTTTTATATTCAATAAAATCAGAATATGTATTAATTCCAGCAGTAGGAACTAATCTTCTTTTATTTTCATATCCCTCGCCAGGATTTTCAATAATTATTTGACCTAAAACAAATTTCTTTCTTAAACTTTGGAATCTTTGAGATCCATCAGCATTACCAACAATATCAATAAGATTAGTTTTATCAAGAGCATCATTTTGATTATTTGCAAGTTTAATTGTTGTGTTATTAACTTTTGATACAAAATATATTGACTCATCAACTAATCTTTTATCAATAATAGTTTCTCCACCAACAACAGTTGTACCAATACCAATAGCACCAGTATTGAACGTTTTATAAATTACGGCCTCTCCATCACGGAATTTATGAAACGTTCCAAACCCAATAGTATTATCTAAAACATTAACTGCGTTACTTGTTGATGATGCATCAAAATCCATAAAATGATCAACTTGTTTTAGTCTTGATCTTGCAATCGCATTTTTACCATTACCACCACTAATTTCTATAATAGGTGGTGCAACATAATCAAAGCCTGGATCTAAAATATCAATTCTTTCAAATGAACCTTTTACGTTTGATGTTGCACTTACACCAGCACCAGTTAAAGCCTCAATACTAACTTTTGGTGGATTAATTACATCAAATTGAGATCCACCCTCTAACACATCAATAGATTCTATACCACCAAAATAGATAACATCACCTGACTTATAGTTTAGTACCTCTGTACCATTTACCAACATGCCAGTGGCGCCTGGCGCTGTCTCACGACTCGCCCCGTCAAAGACTGGATTCAAAGAAAATCTCTTTAATAATTTTTGATGATCTAATTTTTTATTTGCTAAATCAGGAACAGAAATTTTGAAAGAACCAGATCCAGTTGCATCTACAAAGTCACCATTGACAAGATCAGGTAAAGAGTTTGCAAGACGAATATTATTAGAATCAACACGACTTACATAATAATTTTTACCATCTATTAACTGTCCCAAATATCCACTAACTGCATTAAAAGTAACAACTTCTCCAGAATAGAATCCATGATCAGCAGCACCCTCTGTAACCTGTATCAACTGTATAACGTCGCCGCCAGTGGCGCCAGTCCACGATACAGAACGATCTGGTGCAACTATAGGTTCGTTACCTAAACTTGGAAGAGAAGGTGAGGCAACGTACATATGGGGGTGTGGTGGTAATGCTAATGCATTATCACTATCATGATCATAAACGTTTTGAACATCAGTAGTATATTTTGTAATATTGTCATGAACAGAACTATTTCCTCTCTTTAACCTTCTTCTGATAAATGCAAAATTATTTACACCAACACTAGGCAAATCTCCTAGAATCAAGGTTGAACTACTAACAACACTTAAAACACGACCAACACCTTTTAATACTGATGATCCATCTAAAACTTCAATAGAGTCCTCTTCTAAAAATCCATGATCGGAGAGAGTTTCGATTCTAAAACTACTACTTGATTGTCTTGTAACAGTTTTTGGAGTAAATTTTACAGAAGTATTATAAACCCATGATCCAAAGTTAGAGTCTTCAGAACTTTTATTAATACCAAATGATCCAACTTTAACTTTATCACCTTTATTAAAGTAAAAAGTTGTATCTGGAATTGGAAAATCCTTTAAAACACCAGTAATTAAAACTTCAATTTTCTTTGTATTATTTGCAAAAGAATATCCATATGCAACATTATTATATCTAACATCATCTCCAATACTTAAAGCATCTAGAGCAGTATCTACTCCAACAAATTGATTTGAGGTTTTACCTGTATAAGTTACAACACCAGCAATACTAGCTGTTGGTAATGATAAAGATCCACTTGTAGGGAATCCAACAGTGGTATCAACCGTTATTATTGTTGACCCAACTGATACGGCATCAGTTACACGAGTTCTGCCTGGAATTGTAAAATTACCATCAATAGAATCTTGTGATACACTAATCTGATAGTATTTCTCTCCACCATATAAAAATTCTTTAACGTCTGATATTGCACCAGAAGCACCACGAATATTACCATCATCCTCATCAGCGTCTTGAAATAGAGTAGATCCTTTTAAATTACGAGGATCGCCTGTAATTGATTTTGCTACAAAATCTTGTGCAAATCCATAATCAGCGTCTGAAGGTTTAATTAAAAACTCTGATGGTTTAATAATATTGACTTCTTCGCCATATAATGCTCGAAATAAAATTTTATATGATTCTTCTGTTCCTTTTGTTCTATAAAAATCTTTAATTTGACGAATAAACTTAACTTGATCTAAATCACTATCTAATTTACGGTTTTCAAATCCACTTGCATAAGTTGTTTTAAGTTTATTAAAGAACTCACGAATAAAAAGATTTGATAAATTATAAACTTTTGTTCCACCAGTGTGTGAAGCACCTACACTTGTATTAAATGATAACAAATCAGGTTTTGTGGGTTGATCCATATCATCAACTCCACTAAAACCACGAACACATCCTGTGAAAGAAGTTGTACCAATTCCAGTGTATGTAATAATTTCATCATCAATTTTCAACAATCCATATTTACTTGGATAACCTTTTGTTGAATCTACAAAAATTGTAGAGGAAAAAGATTTAGTATCTGTGGATAATCCAGTGTACTCTGTAAGTGCAGCACCAACATATGTTTGTAATTTAGTATAACGATCTATATTTTCAGAAATATTAACTGATCCACCTTGATATTCTTGCGAAATATAATATTGCTTCATAAAATCCACAAAAAGTGGACTTTCTGCTTGAACAAACTCAGGTAACTGATTTTCAATTACCTGATTTATTTGTACTCTTTGTATTGAGGTATCTATCATTAATATCCGCTGCCAGAACTAGATGATGTTGTTGATGAAGAAGTATTAGAACTTGTTGTTGTACTTGCGTAAGTTCCACTACTTGTAGATGTTGTTGCCGTTGAAGAGGCGGTAGATGGAAGAATTGCTGCAGCTGTTGAAACTGGAGATTCTGATTTTCTTGTGAATGTTGGAGTATAATAACTGTGAGTATGAACAAATCTTGATCCAGAGGTATTTTCACCAGATGAAATCAAATCTTGGATCATATTAATTGTTGTATTTGTCATATCAAACTTAACATATAAATCACGAAGACCAACAATATCATTTGAATGAGGAATTGCTTGAATTTCTATTACACCATTTGCAATTACTGTTGAAAGTATGTTACAAGTATCTATAAGAACTTCACCAGTCATATAATCAACAGTTCCAGCGTTTTTCTTTACAATACTTGGAGTTCCACCCTCAACATATGTAAAGAAGAATATTCTTCCCTTTTCACGATTAATTACCTCATCTGCAAGGTAAACAGTACCTGTTACACCCTCAATTGTAAATCCTGTTGAAACTACGTTATATGAACTCTCTTGAGTATGGAAACGATTACCATAACAAACCTCATATTGAGCAAATTGACCCAAAACTGCTTTTAAATTACGTCGAATTGTCACAAGAGTGATATTTGATGTAATTGATGAGTCAACACTGTCAATTAGTGATACAGCCTTACTATATTTGAATCTACCACCAAATTGATTAACATCAATTGAACGTGAATATTGAGTTAATGCGTTTGAAACACCAGTCTTAAGATTTTCTGGATCATCATTTAAATTTGGGTTATAATATGGGTTTGTTTGAATTTCAACATACAAATATTTCAAATCAATGAACTCTGGTACGATTCCAGCGACTGCATAACTCTTTAACTTAGAAATTAATTCTCTTTTTGTCTCATCAGATAAAAAATCACCATTTCGAGGTTTAACTGAGATAAAAACCTTTCCAAAACGAGGTGGATTCATCTCTTCACCACCAAAAGCGGTTACAGATTCAACGTTTGGGTAAATATAACCTAAAACTGACTCGTAATCAGATGAAGTGACTGCACGATACTGAGACGAGTAAATTCGAGGAGCATAATACTTAATTGAGGAAATTGATTCGATATCATCACCATCTCTTGAATTTTCATTTGTAGTAACTAGGGAAAAATTGGATGCATCAATAGTTGCACCATCTTGATTAACAACATTTCCAATAAAACTAAAGTTAGCAGCACCATTTCCACTCTTTCCACCAGTTATAATGTAAGAAACCGTAATATAATTATCATTTGATAACTTTTTAGCAATTACATTATCTCCAAATACTAATTCATACCTTTCATCTTCAATTTCTTGTAATAAGTAGGAGGAAGATGTTGATGTTACGCCAACAATGTTATCTATTTGTTTATATGTTACAGTTGATGAGGAACTTTCAGATGGCTTAACCTTAACTCTAATTGTAGATGTATCAATTGATGAATTTGATAGAATATAACGTTGATTAGTATGTGCGGTGTTAACTGTGAAGTTTTGGCTAAGGAATGTACCCTCATAAATTTCGATATTATTAAATGTCGCAGAACCATTTGATACAGGGACTGTAATATCCTCTGGAATTGAAAAAATATAATTTGTGTTAGCTCCAACACCGTTACAAATGACACCAGCACGAATTGTAGCAGTTACAGTTTCAGTAAGTCCACTAATATAGAATGAGATTTTTGCTCGAGATGATCTGCGAGATCTTGGAACGTATCCAATGTTTCTGGCAAGTGCAACAACGTTCTCTCGTAGTGTAGAGGATTCAAGAAAACACTCATTTGCAGCCATATTGGTATTATATGACGTAATGTAAGTATTATACGCTAAAGCATCGATTATAATTGAAAGGTTTGACCCTTCAAAATCATAATCCGTGAAATTTGTATTTGATTTCAGATAATCTTTAATAGAAGTTTTAATCTGATCAAAATCTAAGTTTACATATTGACCGAAAGCCATTATACTCTAGCTGGGAAAAGGAGAACATCTACAGTTTGTGATGGTGAAGGTTCACCAACGATATCATATTCGATTGTGGCATTTGTTTCATTTGTATCTGCTAAAATTGATACATTAACATAGATATTATCTATTCTTGGTTCAAATCGATACAAAACGTTTTTAATTTCATCTTCAAGAGTGATTGAATCAAATTCTGTATTTAAACTAAACAATGCCTGGGATACAAAAGAACCAAAATCAGGTGAAAATGGTTTTTCACCAAGAATTGTAAAAATTATGTTCTTTACAGATCTCTTGATAGCATCTTCATTCTTTATTGTCACCAAATCATTCGTCACAGGATGACGTTTGAAGGATAAATTTATATCTTTGAATGCTCTAGAAGCCACTATTCAACACAAAAAGTCTACTGTTTTTATTTATACCGCTTTTTTTATCTTTTTACGACTCTAATTCTGTATTTTTCCGATTCTAAAGCGTTAATAATGTATTTAGCGCTAATTCTTGGGTCTTTTTCGCCGCAAGTGAAGAAATCTGCGTTCATACGACCCAATTCAGGCCAAGTATGACAAGAAACATGACTTTCAGCGAGTGCAAAAAGACATGTAACACCACATGGACTGAATTTAT